CATAAACGGGAATGCCATCAGGACCGGGAATACCAGCGCCGCCCATATCACGCAGCATTTGCTCTTCGGCTGGATTAATGTAGGCCAGCATGTGAGGCTGATCCATTAACTGCGCCTGCCGTGGCACCATGTTGGCAAATGCGCCGTTCTGGCGGGGGGCCGAACCCTGACCGCCCTGAAGGTAATCATTTACTTGGCGGGTGTAGTTTCTGTTCATCATGCCCTCATTGGTGGCTGCTGTGGCATTGGCATTTGCTGCCCCTGCACGGGGGGCTGCTGTGTGGGTGGCTGCATGGCACTAGCTAAATTGCTTAAAGCGCCCATATCGCCTGCCCCCATACGCTGCCTAATTTCAGAGACTTTGTCCATTAAATATTTATTCATATCCATTTGGGGTGGCTGCTGCGGCTGACCCCCACTTGGGGAGGCAAGCGGGGGCGCACCCGGCTGCGGCGTTTCTTGCGGCAAGCCGCCGAACGCTGCGGGGTTTATCGGGGGCAAGTCATAGGATTGTGGGGGGTACATTCTTCATTGCCTCCATTTGAATTTTAGCGGCGTTCTTTTCTCGCTCAAGCTGCAATTCTGCCTCCAGCTTTCTGACTTTGGCCTGCAAGTCTGCCTGCGCCTTGGCCGCATCGATTTCCATATCCTGCCGCGCCTCTGCCTGCTTAATCTCAATACTGGATTTGGCCTTGGCTTGATCGGAAGATATTTGCGCCTGAGTTCTGGCTTTAAGTGCCTCTGTCTCAAGCTGTGCAAGCTGCTGTGCGTATTGCAGCGGATTGCCCTGACCCTGCTGACCCTGCTGACCCATCATGCCACGCATGGCCTCGATTTGCTTCATCTGCGGTGCGGCCTGCACAACCTCTGCCGCACGTTGGCTAATAACGCGATCAAGTTCTGGATCGACCTCTTCAAACTTAAACTTGGGGTCTCTGAAGTTTGGCAGTGGCGGCAGTTCCATTGCCACGCCTGCCTGCATTCTAAGTCGATACAGCAGCGCGATATGCTCCGCGATATGCGCGATTAGAATTGGCCCCATTGTCTTCTGTGCGGCTGGATTGCCTGCCAGAGAGGGGTCTTGCATGAACTGCATGTGAACCGCAATGTGGGCATCGTGATCCTGCTCCAAGAATGCACGAATTGGCTTGCCATACATGACGCTCATATTTTCATCGATGGGGTCCATTTGCACAGCCTGCTCTGGCTTTTGCAGGATTTCATCGATGTTGTTTATGCGTAGCGCCTCGTACATCCGCTTGTAGGCTTCGTAAAGATCGTGAAGCTGTGGCGCTGACTGCGCCATTTGCAGGACGGCCTGCGCCTGCGAGATGCGCTGTGCGGTGCTGAATATGTTGGGGTCCGACACTGGCACGATGTCAATTCGGTCATCGAAGTCAGCGGCGTAAACTATTTCTGCTGCACCAGCCACTGCGAAGGTAAATTCTTCTGGCAGGTTTTCTGCGTTTAGAGCCGCCAGCATTTTAAATTCTTGGCCCTGCGAGTAGTGCAGTCGCTTGTGAATTGCTGAGAACGACTTACTGCCCTGCTCAATTAGGGCGACCGTTGATCCAACGGGCGCGTTTGGATTTACGTCACCCACGTTTAGATCGGCAGTGCTGGCAAAACGCTGGCCTGCCTCAACCATAAAGCCAAGCAGATTAAACAAAGAGCCTGACGGCTCCTTGAAGGGCAGGGGCATTATGGCTTTATTCACGTCATCGACGGTACTGTCGAGATCAACAAATTCACCGGGACTGATCTGCATATCGCCGCCTTGAACACGGCCACGCAGCTTGAAGCCACCCTGCATGTTGCTGAAGGCTGCACTGTCGAGCAGAGCGCGGAGCGATCCCGTGGCTGCTTTGCCTAGTCCACCGATCATGTGGTACAGGCCAAAGCCATAGAAACCAAGACCGGGCAAGAACTTATAGCTCACAAACCAGTCGCGGCGTTTTTTTGTCTCATCGTCCTCGCGCCAATTGCGTCTGACGCTGACAACTTTCTGATTATCGTAATCGATGGTAATGACGTAGGGCAGCGCGACAGCGTTCTCGTCGGCCTCGTCCTCATCCATTTCTTGGCCGTCAATGCCGTCGAACAGATCATAGACGTGCATTTCCAGCAGTGTCATGGTGCCGTCTTCACTGCTGTCGCCGTACTCATCGACGCCCTCGATTTCTCCAATGGTATCGCCGCTGCCTGTTCCGATACCGTCTCCACCATCATATTCTGTCTGGAGATAGTAGCCGTTTTGAACGTACTTATTGTAATCGTTCTTTGGCATTCGAATGACGTGGGTATATCGGGGGGAGGTGTAGAGGTCTTTGGTCTCTGGTGCCACGCAGAAGTCTTCGGCCTTCACAAAGTCGCTGCACTGTCGATTTAGGTTTACGTTCCACCAAACCTTCTTGAACGTCTGACCTACCAGCGGCAGGTGAAACAGCATTTGATCCAAGTCTGGAAAGTATGAGACCATTTCGTTTTGGATTTGCCAGTTCATAAACTCGCGCACCCTACGGCCCTGCTCCTCGATTTTTTCGTCGGGATCGCCAATAATGACGGTCTTAATTGGACCGCCTGACGGGTACAACTCTGCTATCGCTTTGGCATTAAACTGTGTTGCCGCTTCAGCGATTAGGGGGTGAACAACGATGGACAGTCCACGGGTGGCGCGTTCATCATCGCCCTGATCTAAACCACCATCTGGGTCTAAGGTACGCAGCCCTGCCTTGTATCGTTCAAGCCATTCTGATCGGGAGGCTTCATCGTTTTCGTAAAAGCCGATTAGCTCTTGGCCTTTTCGGGCAAGCTCACGGGCATCGATTTCTTCTGCGAGGTTTTTGTCGAACTCTGCCTCACCGATTTCGTCTTGCATGTCTAGCTCTGGATCACCGATTAGAACGTCACCGTCTGGGAGTTCTTCGACCATCAGGTCATCTAGGGGCGATCCTTCAGCAAACGGAATAATATTCGGGTCAGCCATACATCGTCATCCTTTGTGTCTCTGGAGCGTAGTCTTCTTCTGGGTCTTCAGTGTGACCAAGGAACCAGCCCTTGCGAAGTCTTAGCCACGCCTGAGTGCATGTGTCAACTATATCATCGTTTGGGTGCGCTGGGAAGGCGGCACATATATCGATCAAATCTTTGGCCCATTTGCGCTTAGGATAAAATATTCTGCCGTCTTCTAGGAGGGCAGATGACGCATGGGCGCGAGCTTCCTTATCACGATCTGGGCTGTATGCCAATACTGGTACGCCTGCCATGCGAAGGTCTTGCAGCAAAGATTGGCCGCTGGCTTTCTTCTCTATTAAAACTGCGTCTGGCTCCCAATCTTCGTAAGCCTTCTGCGCTAACTTGCGTAGCTCTGGGTAGCTCACCTTATCGTACCAAGCCTCCAGCACGATCAGGCAGTCGTATCCATCGTGCTTAAACACGCCCCAAGTTGTTCTGGCGCTGAAGCTGGAGCTTTCTTTTGTTTCAAAAGCGGTGTCCCAAGATTGGATTACATATTCGATATTGTCTGGCATGTCCTCCTTTTCCCACGGCACCCACCATGACGCCTTCAGTATCCCGCCGCCCTTGGGGCTGGGTCGCTGCTGTAGCTGCCCAGCGGCAGCGTAGGAGCCAAGAGACCGCTCTAGGTTAGTGAGGGTCTTCTCATCCATCCTGTCGGGCCACAGAAGCTCCCCCTCCTCTGTGCGTGGGTCTGTGAAGCCAAGGCTTGATCTGTTTGGCGTTGGGTGGCCGATTTCGTATCTGGCAGGCAGGCATAAGTGGTCCCACTCATTGCCTAGCTCATTAGCGAGTATATGGCCCGTGAGGTCTTGCTCGTGCAGTCTTTGCATGATGATGACAAACGCGCCCGTCTGTGGGTCGTTAAGGCGTGTCTGCATGGCCTGATCCCACCACTCCAGAACACCCTCCCTGACTTTGCTGCTGTCGGCCTCCACGCTGTTGTGCGGATCATCAACCACGATAATATCACCGCCATCCCCGGTCAAAGCACCGCCGACTGAGGTGGCGATCCTATATCCTGTCTTATCGTTTTCAAAACGCTGCTTTTGGTTTTGATCGTCGGTGAGCTTGAACTTGTCACCGAAGTGCGCCTTGTACCACGGGCTATCGATCAGCCTTCGGCACTTGGTGCTATCCCTGATCGACAGGGAGGATGCGTAGGACGCATAGAGGAACTTCTTGTGGGGTTGTGTGGCCCAAGTCCACGCAGGCAGCGCAACGGCCACGCTGATAGACTTCATGTGTCGGGGTGGCACGTTGATGATCAGGCGCTTGATGCCTGTACCTTCGGCCACGGCTTGCAGGTGATCGCTGATGGCATCGATGTGCCAATTGTTTTTAAAATCGACGCCCGGTTCAATCGTCGGCCAAGCTGCTTTCGTAAACTCCCTCAATGATCTGCGGTAACGCTCCGCTTGAACCTGCTCCAGTGTCAACGTGCTTAAAAGCTGCTGCAATTGCGCTGAGTTGGTCATCGCTCACCCTCGTTAAATCTATGACATTTTTATGTTCGACAGTGGTTGCGACCTCATGCTTGTTCGACCAGTTGTCTTTGTCCCTGTTATTTAGGTAATAAATAATAGCGACATTATCGCGCTCGACGGTGGCATTTTCAAAGAGGGCGTTGGTTACTTTACTGAGGCCAATTGCCTTCCCTTTTTTTATAGTCTCTAAAAACTCTAAATATTGTGCCTGTTTATTGTAAATAGTTGCGGGTGAAACGCCCAAGCAAATAGCAATTTGATTAACGGTTAATCCACGTCCTGCCATCTCTTCGACTTCTTCCAGAACTTCTGGCGTGATCTCAAACTTGGGTCTACCTACAGGATTTTTTGATTTTTTCTTTGCCATAATGTTACTCCCTTAAAATTACATATAATACAAAATTATATTAAAAAAAAGGTTTGTTGTTTTGGTAGTAAAAAAATGCCCCGCGAAATAGCGGGGCTAGTTTGAGCAGAAAGTGCATTTAGATTGATAGCATTGCCACGATTGCAATTACAACTGTTATTACGAATGCGGCACTAGCGATGACTTCTTTTTTCCATCCGTCTGGTTTTTTGTCATGGATTTCCATGTTGCCCTTCATATCGATTGACACCCACTGGCCGCTCTTGCAGGGGGTTTCTGCTTCTTGTGTGTATACAAACAAGTTTGGGCTACCCGTTCGTTTGCATGAGTTTTGTTGGACCCACTTTGGCATGTCGTGGCTCCACTCGTAGCCCCTAAATTCCCAAGATTTAGTTATCATTTCTTTTTCCTTTTCGTTCCGCTTTTGATTGCGCGTTTTGCTGCCCGATTGATTGGTTTTAATCCGTCAGTTGATTTCTTATCTTTTCCTACTTTTGAGGGAAACGATGCCTTGCTTAGATTGTTAGTCACAATTTATCCTCCCGCTCATCAAACTGGTGGGCCAGTCTGCGAAGCTCTGTTGCGGTTCCCTTGGTTATGGTGGCGGTAAATATCGGCTTACGGTCTTTGGCGTGTACGGCCTCTCCAGCTATGACTGCGTAAGTTGTGTCTGTAAGCTCAAAAGTTAGGTGATCCACCTTGAACTGTTGACGGTTGATGGCCTGTCTGGTCAATGCACTGTCCCCTCTTGGTATCCGATTGATCTTGTGATGCCGATCATAATTTCGGGCCACTTGTCTTCCATTTGGTATCCCTCAATGATGGTTGCGAAGATTGCGATCATCATTGAGGGATCGATTTTATTTGGCATTGCACTAATGATGCGGTTGAATTGCTCTTCAGTCATGCGGTTGCCCTATCTGTTGATCGATAATATTATCGACGCCATTACAGATACGGATTAGCTCTGCGAGTTCTTTGTGCGGGTGTTTATGTGGGCATGTCCTGACGGCTTGATACGCCGCCTCATTTAGAATTTTTAGGTGTTCTTTGTAATCGGTCATTTCATTCTCCTCTTGGATTATTTTGGTCGATAGCTTTTTTGATTAGTTCTTCTAGAGCTTCTGTTGCGGATGGATTAAAGATGGTTCTCATTGCGGCTTGATTGATGCGCTTGATTTCTTGGCGCACCTCTATGAGATCAATTAGATCGTCTTGGTTCATTAAATCCTCCTCCTGAGTTCGTCGCTGTAGGTCATGCCCTGATCGGCATAGTAATTTTCTTTGACTGGGTTCCAGCCTTTCATGGCCTCCCGCGCATTGCGGCAGTCTTGGATGATGTAGATGAGGGCGTCTTGATCGACGGTCTTGGCGTGGTCTGTCCACTTTGTGAACTCTTGTGCTGTTGCGCCACTCATTGTGCTGCCTCCAGTTCTGAAGACCAAAATGTTTTTGTGTGATCTTCATTTACGACTTCAATTTTATCGCCAGCAAAATTTTTGTTCCTGCTTTTCGACTGGGCGTCACGGATAGTCATTTGCAAAGCACTCAAGCCATAAGTTGTTCCGAAGGCGCTTCTGCCGTTGATTAAGATTTGATATCCCATGTTCGTCTCTCCCTGTTGCTTGATATACATATAGTTACATTTAAGGATACTTCAAGGGTTATATGTAAAGTATTTAAAAAAAATTATGCTATCTCCAGTTCGATGATTGATTTGGCTTGATTGACTTGATCGGCGGTTAGCCGCCTTGAGAGTTCCTGCGCGATTTGCAGTGGCCCCTCTGCGAGTTCATCTGTTGGCGCGGTTACTGACAGGCGCAGCGCCAGCGTGAATGCTTCTAGATCGCTCATTATTCTTTCTCCCAGATTGGTGGTGGGGCCGTAGCCCCTTTTGATTATAATTGGTCGTAGCGTTTGTGGTGGACTGCGCCTCTTGGCCCAAGTTCAACACTCAGCCACTGATGCTTGACGTTGCGAACTTGTACTGATGGATATCAATTTTCCAAAACATCTTTAACAATGATCATGTCGATGGGCTGACCCCAGAGAGATTTCATAGTTTTGCGTTGGGCTTTGTTCAGCTTGTTGATCTCTGCGATTTTTTGCTCGTCGGTTTGCATTTCGTTCTCTCCCTGTTTCTACAATTATATATAGGATACATTTACGGATACTTCAAGGGTTAAACGTGAGATTATTTAATTAATTATTGCATAATTATTACGAACCCCTCTTCGCAATAAATCGGACACGCCCAGACACCTTGTTCTTATAGTTATTATATATATATCTATATATATTATTATATATATTGTATTACTACAGTACCCTCCCCCTCCCCCACTTTAAGGGGGGGGTATAGGGGGGGCAGGGGGGGGTACACCCCCAATGTGTCGCATTAAATGCAATAAATACATTAAATCAGAACCCATTGAAATCATTGATAAATACCCCAATGTTTAGCGATGCAATAAATCATGTAATAATTAATCATCCTTCTCCCCCCTCATCCACTGCAAGTCCCTCACCAGAACCCGATTAGCCTGTATAGCGGCATCGAGCGCCTGTGTTAGCCGCGCAATCTCGCTGCGCTGCTTGGCGCACTTAGACTTGAATACAGCCAGTTCATTTTCGCCCGACATCATTTATCATCCTTAATTTTTATTTCGCCACCGCAGGCCAGATACCCACATCCATCCACCCTATTTTCAGAATTTTGTGGGTTAGATTTTAATCTTGCCAGTTTTAACATGGTCATCATTGCGGCCACATCATAGGCCTCAACAGTCATGTCCAAATGCAGAGACCAGTATTTAGCAATCAAGGTGAAGTTGTCCTCCATGTCGCCATGAGTCGAATTGCGATCCTTGGTGACGTACTTCTTGGCGGTGTCGAGTATTTCTGATCTGTTCATATCTTCTCTCCCTGTTAGTGTGTTGTTGCTGACAGCCACGCCATCGTCGGACGGCCCCGCTTGCCCTCATTTAAATTTTTGCAGTGGATGCCCTTGTCGATCACCAGAACGTCCAGAACGTCTGCCCTCTTGCGCCGATCCATATTAGCGAATGCTGACACGCCTCTCGCAAGTTGGCTCTCAGTGATGCCCTCCTGCCCTGCCTCATCGATTTTAACAAAGACAGCCTTGCAGGCCGCATCGAACGGACCCTCAGACATATTGGATCGAAACATTGCGATGGTTTCCGCTGCATAATGCTCGACATAATCGATGCTCCACTGCATGGCATCCACGCCGATACTGTCCTGTCCCATTGATCTGGCAATAATTAGAGACAGGCGCATGGCAATTTCGCGTGACCGATTGTACATGGCCTCCAGACCTGACCCAGTCTCTTTCCTAATGGCCTCCACCAGCCGCTCTTCGTATTCGCGCAAGAGCTTCTCAGCCTCTTGGGTAAATGGCACCTCAATAGGGTTGGAGGGCATGTCATGTATATTGCCTGCGTCGAGATCGCCATCGTGGGCGTGGGCGTGTTCGTTGGCCCACTTTGCGAGGCGGTCTGAGATTGTGGACGTTGTATTGCGCTGGGATAGCTGGACGCCGATTTCAGACTTTACAATCAGGAACCTGTTCAGCAGGCCGCTTGCCACGTCGCCACCACCAATGGCCTTCATAAATTCGCTGGGCGTTGACATTCCCACTAAGGTCAGGCTTGGACGCCGCACATATTTCTCCAGCTTTTCGGCCTCAGATGACTTGAGCGTCATGGTGGAATAGCCCTGCGGTCTCAGAGTGCCGTCCTGCCTGCCGAAACACTCCATGATGGCTGTTAGGGCGTCAGCTTTATGCTGATGGCCTGATGCACTTGCTGCCTTTAGCTGCCTGCCAAGCTCATCGACCACCGCGACATG